AAGCAACCATTAAATACAATAAATAATATGAATATGAATTCGAATGTTAATATTATTTTTATCTAGTTTTAGTATATATTATATAATCATAGTATCAATGTCTTGGGCTACTTGCTACGCGGGTTCAAATAATATTCATTTTAATTTCCCTCCTATTATGATGGATGGTCGCAACTTTGCAACCTGGCAACCAGGTTCTGTCGTAAATGAACAAATACGCGAAAATAATAACATAACTTCAAACTGGGATTACAGAACATTTTTGCAAAAAAATGCTGTCAATATAATGAAATCAAATTCAGAATTAGCATGCAACAACTGTGGCGCATGTCCCACCATGTATACAGGTCCACAAAATCCTCAAGAACAGTCAAATTCGCCTTTTGTTTTTTCATCGGCTCTAGATAATAGCCAGCCATTTGGTTACGAAACGAGTGATCTTAAAAATGTGTATCTTTCTCGAAACGAACTTCAGAGTCGTATCATGGCACCCGCTCTTACACAGTATCAGTATGTACTTGGCGGTGTACCTACTTCAAATTAGATTTTTTAATTTTTAATTTTTTAATTTTTTTATTAAAATCATATTTTACTTCTATAAGTTAAAATATTTTTTACCCAATACAAAATTAAGCCCCTTTTGTATATTATCAATCTCGTAAATAAAAAACAACGCAACAAATGTTGACGTAATACAGTCTATCGTGTAATGATTTCTAGAAGCACATATCAATGTAAACGCTAAAACATACGCAATGACATATAATAACCAGTATGCTGACCCATAGCACCTGTAAATAAGTCCCAACTGAAATACGGTATTTATAAAGTGTCCACTAATCCCGAGATTATTGCAAGAGCCCATACTTAGTGCACTTTCAAAAAAGTTTGAACCATATTTACATGTTTTACTACTATCGGGGAGAGTTGTGGATACAAAATAAATATATGTAACCAAACGCATTAACAAAAATACAAAAAAATAAAAAATAATATATTGGTACTTGCCATTGATAATAAAAATAATGAAAAAAATAAACATAACAAATGAAATAAATAAGTCACTTACTACGTCTAAATTTCGAACTATTGGTACACTTTCCTGTATAATATCGGGAATTTTTACTTTGTTAATTGGTGCGCCTTTTTCATAAGAATATTTGTTTACCTTTTTTTCTATAAAACAACATACCATAAACAATATTATAAGCGCACATGCTATTTTAAAATATATATTTTGTATCATTGAAAATAGTATTCTTTATAATAATATTAGAATATAAAACAAATATAAAATAAATATAAAATAAATATAAAATAAATATAAAATAAATATAAAACAAATATAAAACAAATATAAATAGTATATGAATACAATATAAAATAAATGAAAAATGTTATTAGTTTTGATGTAGGTATGAAAAATTTAGCATATTGTTTATTTCAAGTGGATGACAATAACACTAATAACATTGATAATTTGAAAAACTATAAAATACTACGATGGGAGGTTATAAATTTATGCACGCCTATTACTAAAAAATGTACTAAAGGGGGTTTGCAAACTTGTTCCGAAGTCGCAAAATATTGTAAAACATTCAAGACGAGCGACGCTATGTCTAGTGCAGAAAACGAAAACGAAAACGAAAACGAAAACGAAAACGAAAACGAAAACGAAAATGAAAATATAATTATTGATTATTATTGTACAAAACATGCAAAAAAATGTAACTTAAAAATACCACCATGTGAACTTGATGTTAAAAAAATAAGAACGAAGAAGTTAGTCGATATTCAGAGCATTATTGATAAATATAATATACCCCCTATTTTACATAAATCTCACGAGTCTCTTACGTCTCATATGAATAAAGAAGCCATTAACATCACTCTTCCTCTAGAGGTTGTGCCTCCAAAACGACAAAAGAACACAAAAGAACAAATGATAGAAATGATACAATGTGAATTGAATAAGAACTATTTAGAAAATATAGAAAATGTACGCGCAGACCAGATTGACCTAATTACACTTGGTAAAAATATGATGACCGAGTTAGATAAATTTATATCCATACCACCTTATATGTGTGCAACCGCAGGACACACGGAACATGTAGGAATAATGGGAGGGCTGGGAGGGCTGGGAGGGATGGAAGGTCTAGAAAAACACAAAATAGATATTGTAATTATAGAGAACCAGATTAGCACAATTGCGAGTAGAATGAAAACACTTCAAGGAATGATAGCGCAATACTTTATAATGAGAGAAACACCAGGGATAGAGTTTATATCGGCTGCAAATAAATTAAAAATGTTTATGACTAAAAAGAAGACAACATATACAGAGCGGAAGATCGAAAGTGTAGAAGTAACAAAAGAATTATTAGAAAAGTTACCACAGTTTAAAAATTATAAAGGATGTTTAGATAAAAATAAAAAGAAAGATGACTTGGCTGACTGTTTTTTACAAGGAATATACTATCTTACATTAAAAAATATGATAGATATCAACCTATATTTTGAAAACAATCAAGATACTGATTTAATTACAATTATTTAATTACAATTATTTAATTATAAATAATTATAATGCGCACAAACTTAAAATTAAAGTTCTAGATTATAAATAATATGGCTGACGGAATCATTGACCTTGGAAGTTTATCCGAATTTGATAATAGTTTTATAGGAGGAAGTAGAAGTGGCGGCGGCGGTGGCGGCGGTCGCAGTAATTCAAAGTCTGTAAACTTTGGTGGAGGTTTAGAACTTTTGATGAACGATAAATTAAAATCAGGAAATAAAGGCGGCGATGGCAATATTGATTTAGACGACTTGAATGATCTAGAAGACGAGCTAAATGAACTCTCTGATACCGTAAACACCAATAAAGTAACTAAGAATTTTAAATCTGATTTTTTCAGCGGTTCAAATATAAAGTTAAACAACTATGATAATAATGATGACCACAGCGATGGCGGATTTTCCGATAGTAAGCATAATTTAGGAGGTTTAAGTGGACCACCTGTTGGTGGAAGTAATACTAGTGGTGTTGGCGCATCCACTGCATCTACCGACACGGATAAAAAAACGTGGGATGGTTTTGGTAAATTCAGCAATGTACCTATGAACCCCGATGCGCCACTAGACTCCACACCACAGATGACAAAAGAAGAATTACTTCGCGAGAAATTTAAAATTCTTCAAAAATTAGAAGAACTAGAAGGAAAAGGAATTCGTCTTACTAAAAAGTATACCATGGAGTCATCCCTGTTTGAAATGAAGGGGGAATATGAAACACATGTAGAGGAGAGGGAAAAGAAAAACAGTATCAAGTTTCAACAAAAGTTGCTTATGACTGCAATTACCGGAATCGAGTTTTTAAATAACAAATTTGACCCCTTTGATTTGAAGCTTGATGGCTGGTCAGAACAAATCAATGAAAATGTAGACGACTACGATGAGATTTTTGCAGAACTACACGAAAAGTACAAGTCAAAAGCAAAGATGGCGCCCGAATTGAAGTTGCTTTTTCAACTTGGAGGAAGCGCAATTATGCTTCATATGACAAATACCATGTTTAAATCCGCTATGCCTGGTATGGACGATATTATGAGACAAAATCCCGAACTTATGAAACAGTTTACACAAGCTGCCGTAAATACAATGTCCCAGTCATCGCCTAATTTTGGTAACTTTATGGGAGACATGATGGGTGGTATGGGTGGCGGACCACAACAACAACAACAACCTAGTAACTTTAATAACCAGCGACCCCCTCCTCCTCCTGTAGCGACAAAGGGTCCCAATTCAATTCCACCACCTAGAAGAGAAGGTGATATTTCAAACCGCCCTGACTTAAATTTTGGGCGAGGAAATATGAATGATGGTGTAAATCTGTCGGACAATTATATCAATCCGTACGAGTCAAAGCGCGGCGCACCTCCTCCTCTTCCTCAAAACCCGCGTCCTGAAATGAAAGGACCATCAGACATTAGTAATATTTTGTCGGGACTGAAGACGAAGAATGTAAACATCACTGCATCATCCTCGGCTAATAACAATGCAAATCAAGCTTCAGAAGATAAAGGAAGCACGATTAGTATCTCCGAGTTGAAAGACCTGCAAAATGATAACATGCCAAATAAGACAAAACGCAAACCTAAATCTGAACGCAATACAATTAGTTTAGATATTTAATCACACAGAATATAATAAGAATATAATAAGAATATAATATTAATATAATAAGAATATAATACGATATGAATATAATAAAATATAGTATTATATAATAATAGTAAATGAGTAATTCGGTAGCTATAGATTCCCTTAGTTTTAGCGCTTCTGTTCCTGATGAGAAGTTGAGACTGGGTAAAACATTAGGCAAAGTTGTCAAGGTCGCCGGTAGAGTTCTTCCTGTTGCATCTACATTTGTACCCGCCCTTGTTCCCATCAACACAGCCGTACAAGCTGGAAAGCAGATTGCTGGTGCTATTAGACGATAGAGCATTATTTCAAATATTGTAGAAAGAAACATAAATAAATCATAAATCAAATAATAAATCAAATAATAAACAAATAATAAATCAAATATTTATATATAAATACTACATTAGAATAGTATTTATATAAATCGAATCTATTTATATACATGATTTCTATTATAGCTTTACTAGACGATAACAGTAACAATACCGTGGAAAAAGATTTAGACAATTCTATTACATCAGTTATAAATCAATCATATAAAGATTGGGAACTAAAAATTGTTTTATATAACTCAACACATAACGACAATGATAATAGCGTAATACAAAAATATAAAAATACAGACTCTCGTATAGACGTTATAAAATACTACAACAACGAATCAAACGCGCTATCAAACGCGCTATCAACCACACCATCAAAAATACTCACAACAACTGTCGAGCAGCACTGTAAATATAGCCACATTGCTCTATTATATATGGGCGATATATGGACCTCAAATAAATTAGAGTTACAGATGAGTATAATTTCGAAGCATCATCGAATCGATGTTATAGGAAGTAAAAGTAGTTTTGGTAACGAGCTATCTTGTAACCCAGAAGGAGAACTGTATCATTACAACATACTAAAAGTAAACCCTTTTATAAATTCAACAGTAGTTATGAAAAAGAATGTTTTGAATCGTCTAGAAATAAACGACGAGTTTATGGGAATTGATACCGCGTTAAATGCATTATGGGTACATTTAGCTATTGAACAATCCGTATTATATAGTATTTCGGACGTAACCGTACAACACACCGATAATAAAACATTTTTACATTATGCAAACTGTTATGAAACAAACGAATTCAAAAAAGTATTAGATAACATTAGGGCGAAATATATAAGAGTTAAATTTTTTAGCGACTACTGTGTATCCGGGCACTGTAAACAAGAGTACGAAAGAGCATGTCTCGCTCAAAATATAGAATATTACGGTAAAACAAAAAAAATATACTTTACTGTAACGGAAACATATACACACGCCATTTTATTGAATTGCCCTACTCCGCCAAATCTTCAGGTACCACCACGCAATGTTGTCGGTTTTGCCCAAGAGCCGCACGACACACCGTTTCTAAAAATTTATCAAAATAATTTTATCGAATACGCTGTTAAAAATATAGGAAAATATTTCATCGGTAGTGTGAATACGTTTCCAAGACCGACCTTTGTAGGACATCACGGTTTCCTTTTTTATGAAACCCCAAAACATATCCCATTTAGACCACAAAAGACAAAATTAATGTCAATTATGGTATCGCGTAAAACATACACACCTGGTCATCAGTATCGTCACATGATCGCCAGTCATATTATCAAAAATAATTTGCCCATCGATATATGGGGGAATGGTGTTGAAAGTTATAAACAAAAATTCCCGAATAATAAAAATATTATAGGCGGTTTTAAGTCGATGGAGGAAATGTGCCGGGATTATTTGTTTACGATTGCGATTGAGAATACGAGCCACGACCATTATTTTACGGAGAAAATAATAAACCCCCTTATAAACAATACAGTTCCGTTATATTGGGGATGTAAAAAAGTTGAAGAATATTTTCCCAAACATGCGATTCGACTCACCGGAAATATTGGTAAAGATATGAATATTATTTGTGACGTATTAAAAAATCCGAATAACTACATATCCGAGTATAAAATAGACCAAGAAATGGTACTAAATAAAGTAAATATTGTTAAAAATATTGAACGAATATTCGAATGTTGAGCGAATATTATTACGCAACTGTCGTCTGTGAAGTTAAAAAAGATGCAAATGATAACCAAATAACGTATGGTATGAAACAGTAACCGGCGATATTGTTAACTGGGAAGAATAACACAGTAATAATGAGAGCAAAAATAGCTAATAATATTAGAGTTACTGTAGCAAACAGTTTATTGGGGTAGTATATAAAGTATGGCCACCAGGATATCACAAGCATCAACTGAATAGCATATAAAGTTAAATAAAACTGCTTATTTGCCATCCCGAGATTACTGCTATTCCATATAAGATAAGAAGCATAACCTAATAATAGGTATAGTGTTGGCCACACAACGCCAAATAACCATGCAGGAGGATTTAAATAAGACTTTACTCTCGGAATTCTCTTACGAGATACAAAGTATCCGGAACCTAAACCTATAATAATTGGTGCTGTCAATAAAATATAAGATATAATGTCATTACCGTTTTTACCTTTAGACATTTTGAATTTTATCTAATAAAATAACTTATACTATATAAAAATATATTATTTTGGTATTATTTTAAAAATATATTATTTTTATTGTAAATGAGTTATAAATATATTATAATATTATTTAGATAAACTAACAGTACTATAAGTAAAACATTATGAATGTCAATGATAACAGTGTAGTATTAATGAAAAATATAGAACAAAGAAAAAATAAAACTAATATTGAAAATGGTGAATCACATAACTATGATTTTAAAACGGTTTGCAGTAAAGAACATGTATTTCTTAAAAGAGAAAAAACTTGTAACATATTTTTGTTACAGTTTACCTTGGAGAATAAAAATAAAAATTTGCATGATATTATAAATATTAATATGTATAGTCTACTTTTTAATTTAAATAAAGAAAACTTTGAAAAAATAGAAATAAAAAAGTGGATTTCCCCGAACGAAGTAGAAGTTCTTTTTTTATTTAAACCTTTTGGGAAAGAGTTGGGAATTAAGCCAAAATATATGTATATTAAAACACTTGCGGAAATTACAAATGAAAAACATGTATATACCAGTTTTGATATCGATTATCCTAATCTAGAAGAATTGAGCAAATATGATAAAGTTAAAAATACGATATCAACAATGGTTGTAAATTTTGAATCCGATTTTAAAATAAATGCAAATTATATTTTCAAGTTTGAGTTAACACACTCCTTGCCAATCTATATGGAAAATATTTTAGGGCTTACTATGAAAAAAATGTTTCTAAGTTTAAAACATTTTATAGAAATGATTTAACAAATTATAAATATAAAGATTACAATACATAATACTATTATAAATCATTATTATGTATCAAAGATTAAAACAATCTATATATCGCAAAGACACCGAAGACACGGAAGACTCTCATGAATTAGAAGATGTAAAAATAGATAAACTTGAAAGTAGCGATGCCGATTCGGATACGAATGAAAAAGATAATAAAGAAACAAACATTTCAAATAAAATTTTAACTATTATTAAAAGTTTTGCATCCTATATAACGTCAGGTGTATCAAAATCGTGGTTTATAACATCTTGTTTCGGTATATATACAAAGTATTACTTGATATACAAAATATCAAAAAAGACTCCTGAAGATTATAATGCTATGATAAAAAATATAGCCTCTAAAATGTCTCATAAAAATATATTTTTTACGAAAATATTCCAAGCATTTGCAAATAATAATAATTTATTCGATAAAGACTTATTTCATCACTTTATTACATACACCGACAATGTTACCTATAATACAAATGAAATCGATTATAACGGACTATATGACCTCATAAATATTGCTAGAAAAAATAATGATGAACTTTCAATTGAAAGTGAAATTCCTATTAAATCCGGTAATATCGCACTGGTATATAACGGAAAGTTAAATGGGAAAAATGTTATCATAAAATATCGCCGTAAAAATATTACAGAAAAGTTTAATAAGTCAATGAGTGAAATAGAATTATTAGTAAATATATCTGGTAAAATACCGTACTTACGAGACCTAAATATAAGTGATTTGTTTGAAGAAAATCGTGAAATAATGACAAATCAGTTAAACTTTTTAAATGAAGTAAAAAATATTAATATATTTCGTGAAAAATTTAAAGACGTGCATACCATTTGCGTACCGGAAGTATATTCTTATTTTACTGATGAAAACCCGTGTGCTATTATAATGGAAAAAATCGAAGGGAATCGTATTGAAAATATTTTAAATGAGGATAAACACGAATATTCTAAGATTTTGTCGAGGTTTAACTTGAAGTGTGTTTTTTATGATGCAATTTACCATGCAGACTTACATTCTGGTAATGTTATTTTTATGAAAGAGTACCATACTTTTAAAGATGAAAATAATAACATGACGACAGAACCTGTGTTAAAAATTGGTATTATAGACTATGGTATTATAGGAACAATGACTAGAGAAGAACAGAATGTATTTTTTACATTTTTTAAGATTCTCGTTAGCAAAGATCATAAAGAATTGTCTGTATTTATTACTGAAAGTCTTTCGGAAAAAATAGATAAGTCGCTGCTGGATATATCGGAAGGAGACAAAAATATACTAGTTAATAAAATTTCTACTATATGTTGTGCTGTTTTAGAGAGTGATTCAAAGTTTTTTGGCGGTGAAGAAATATACGAAATAAATAAAATATTAAAAACACAAAATTTACAATTTTCAAAATTCTTTTGTCGTGTTGAACTTGCAATCGCTATTTCAGAAAATGTATGTAACTCTCTAGCAACTAACTCATCGTATATAGAACAAATGATGATAGCATTTAAAGATATTTTTGGTAATGATATTTTGTAACATTTGTGTCACATTAATTATTATTACAGATAAATATTATTATAATATATTATATATTGTTTATAATAATATTCCTATTATTTCATTACCATGGATATTATAAGTATAAAAAATACTAGTCTATATGAAACTATTAAAACTATTAAAACTATTATTGTTTTTATTATTTTTATTTATATTGTTGTAATCATGAATAAAAAATTTTTTCATATATATGAAGATATTTTAAAAAAAACAGATGAAATTTTAACAAATTATACAAAATATATTTACTTATATGTTCCGCTAGTTTTTTGGCTTGCATCAAAAGCGAAATATTTTAAATACACCGATGGATACTTTGAGTTATATGTTACTAAAATGATGGAAAGTGTAATAAAACACAAAAACTATTATTCTAAAACACCCTTTTTTCATGGCGCTTTATCAAATATAGCAATATATGTATTTTCTCTTCTTGCCGTAATTTCTGGAGCAGGTTTAGGAGATGAAGGTGTTATAGTTTACTCATCTATTAGTTTACTTTTATATTTTTATTTTAAAACGAAAGACTTTCTTGGAATACACAACGTCTACACAGAGATAATTATATATTTAGGATATGCAATAGGTTTTACGATTACTTTTGGTTCGGCGATAACAACACTATTTTATATATTGGAAACTATGTTTCATTATAAAGATGCTAACTTTTTTTCAAATTTTGGGATTATGATATGTGCAATACCATTTATTAAATTTTTAGTAAAAGAAGAAGAAAACCCAATAGTAATTGATAAAATTGCATTCGAGAATAAGAATTTAGGTTACATTTCAATTTTTTCTATAATTATGGGTGTACTTTCATTTATTGTTTTAAAAAATACAAATGTGTTATTTACATCTATTAAAAATTCAAAGTTCAATAACTTATATGTTATCGCATTCGGGTTATTGCTTGCTTTTATGATTAAACAACTAGGATTTCCATCCATGAGTTTTGGATTGTATAAAATAAATAATGGTTTTCAAGCAACCATAAATAAACAAAAAATGAAAAAACTTGAAGAAGATAAAAATTATCAAGAACTTGATAAATTAAAACAACTAGAGAAAGAAGGTAAATTTGATACTACAAACAGGTTTACTTTATCTAGCATTTTTGGAAGAATCATAAGTGTTGTTATTTCTATATCTTCAGGATTAACAGGAGGTCTCGCGTTACCTGCAATGACAATCGGTTGTGCAATTGGTTCTTATGTGTCTAAATATACCAATATTGAACAACATAAACTTATGTTTTTAGGAATGGTTGCTTTAATAAGTTCATTTTTAAATGCCCCAGTTACTAGTGCAGTACTTATCAATAAGATATGCAACCAACCATACGACTCTATACCAATATCATTATGTGTTTCATTTATTTCATATTTTACATGTCGTTTTCTTCTAAATAAATTTTAATTATTTGACTACACTATTTCCCTTATAATTCCCTGATATTTATTATTTGTTTTGTAAATAATAAATAACTACTACCTTAGTACCTAGTACACGGTAAACAGTAATTATAAAATGTTTATATTTTTATAGTTTTTTTAATGCGTTTTTTATTTTTATTCATTCTTCTAGTCTTCTTATGTTTTTTCGTTGTTTTTGACGACGACGACTCTTTTTTATAATATTTATTTTTAATCTTTTTAGTAGTTCTTACATTATAGGACGCATTACCACCCAATCTAGGAGCTTCATCCACAACCGCACCCGCACCCGCACCCGCACCCGCACCCGCACCATCTTTTTTAAGCAAACTTTCATTCACTGCATATACCCAATGCCCTCTTCCACCTACCAAAAAATATGAACTTGGGTGATTAAGTAAGAAATTAGAAGTCTGGGTGGTATCATAAGAATACTGTCTATTTTGGTTGATTAAAAAGTCTATTACTCCTTGTACGTTTATTTCATCCTTATCTTTTTCAATATAATCTTTAAACGATACTTGATTTCCACTTTTATCTTTTATAAAATAAGTATTCCAATCAAATATATTAAAGACTGTAATATCCGATATTCCTATTACTGTAATTATTGGTTGTAAATAAAACAAAGATGCAAAATATATCTCTTCATCAGAACCGTAGTATTTATAACCTACCCATTTAGATATTTTTCTAACGTACTTGAAACCTTTCGCACTATTTTCTTTATTACCATTTTTTATTATATACTTTAAAATTGGAGAATTCTTATATTCTCGAGTAGTCACATCCACTTTACCTTCTATTAATTCATAAATTTTTGTCAAAAATGTGCTAAGTTCTCTTCTGACTCTTGTCTGTTCTTGGAACTGTATATCATATTGATTCATTCCTAAGTATTTTTTATATTCTTCTTCCATAATCATATAGTTAGAAGATAACATTCCAATAGAATTATAAAAGCAGTTACCGTCACAATTTGAGCTTTGTTTGACATATTTAACCGCTTTTAATAATTGTTCCGGACCTACTGGTCCTGGTCCTGTTGCTGTTGTTGCCCATGTTGCTCCTTTTTTCAACGACTCCATTAATTTTGATACTTCTTTCCCTGGCTTGTCTTTTCTCTGCATTAGTGTAGAAGTTAAACTATCAGTTAATTTACTGAATACTGATTCGACTTTATCATTCTTTTGATTTATTACAGTTGAGTAAAGTTTTAATACTATTTCTTTGCCTCGTGGTTGTGGATTTTCTTCGTCTATTAAATATAAATACAAACTATACCTTTCACTCTCATATAAAAATCCCAATATATCATCTACCATTTTTTTATCTATTTTCTTACCAAAGTAGTCCTTATATACTTCCCTATCTATAGTGCTTAAATATGCATCTTTACTACGTATGAGAGTTGCTATTTTATTTTGTGCATCTTCTGTTTCAACCAAATACTCATCATTAAATTCTTTAGTAGTTAATAAACGCATATTTTCTAATAAATTTGTATTACCATCTCCGTTTGAAAGCAAATCTTGAATAAAACAGTGCTGATTACCTATTTTAAATTTTTTAAAGTAACATAAGTCATTCAGTATGTAATACAGTCTTTCATCATATATTCTTTTTAAATACACCTTCATTTTTTTAAAGTCTACACTCGGTTTTTTATCATGAATTCCACAACTTACTAGTTGATTCAGGATGTTATCAAAATAGGATGCGTTTTCAATTGTCCGGCTGTCAAATA